TTTATCTAATAAATAATCGTCTATAACTAACATCCTTTCACTAAGAATGTCTGCACTGGTTCCTTGTACGAGATAGTTTACCCCCTTATAAGCAAACTGTGGGTTTATTTTGTACTGTCTTCCATACCTATTTTTCACCATACCCCGTAATTCTACTTTTTTTACCACTTTATCAAAAAAATCTTTTGAACCTTCCATCCCTTCAAAGTATTGTTTTTTAAACTTACCTGCTTCCCTCGGAGTAGTTCCTAGTTGTTGTGCCAGCTTTTTATTACCAATACCATAAATAGTACCAAATGTAATAGCCTTAGCATACTGACGATATTCCTTGAATCTATTATGTGACTCATCTATTTTGAAAGCAAGTTTTGCCGCTTCACTGTGGAAGTCTACATCTGTTTTATTTAGAATGGCATCAATCTCAGGGTTTCTAAAATATGACATAAATACCCGAACTTCCATCTGACTATAGTCAAACCCAACTAAAGAGTATCCTTGACGTGGGATAAACAATCTACGTATAGCTATCTGGTGTTTATCTAATTCATCATATGATTCATCACCAATAAAAGACCATGTTGCTAATACATCATCAGATAACTCATTATCTATGGTAATACCCTTTTGGGCAACCATAGCCGAGATTTTACCTCTCATATCAATCTTATCTTCTTCTGTTAGTTGTTTCTCTACCAATTTAAAGTGGTTACGAGGAATGTTTTGTAAGTTAGGCTCTCTACTAGATAGTCTCCCAGTTGCTGTACCCCAATTACAAAATGAAGTGTGCATAGTATCTATTTCTGTATATGGTAATATATATGTAGATTTCAGCTTCTCTAGGGTTCGATACTGTCTTATTAACCCCGCCATTCTATGATTGATATTTATTAGGGCAGCCTCATTCCAAGAATCTTGACCCTTAGATGTTTTTACAGGCGACTCAATCCCCATAGAATTAAAGACCTCACCTATCTGCTTAGGACTTGATATATTGAACTCGTCTTCATCATGTTTTTTAGACGACATTGGAATATCATGATTCCACCTTTTACGCACAGATATTTTCAGTATCTCGTCCTCAACCTCAGCCAATCTACTAGTAATTAGCTTTTCAACTCCTAAAGCATAGTGTTTGTCTACCGAAATACCTCTTCTTTCCATGGCATAAAGAACTTTAGTTAATTCACATTCCATAGTAAAGATATCATTTTGTCTACTATCTTCTATCTTTTTTAAGTAATCGTTATAAATTCTACTCGTAAGTCTTACGTCTTCTTGACAATACTCACCTAATATATCTGCTGGTGCCTTTGAAAAATCTCTAAACCACCCTTTATTAGATTTTAGGACCTTTTTAGTATCATCATCATACTGTATAGCCTCTTGCCCATAATTACGCTTACCTGTAGCCGAAAGACCCAATTCTTTGGTATCAGAATGTTCTATCAATCGAACCATAACTATAACATCTATAAGCTTTTTGTCTAAAACTGATAGCCCCTCTTTTTCCAAAAAGTGCAAATCAAACTTTAAGTTATAACCTATGTAAGATTTTACCGATTGGTTTAAAAGAGATATTAGTTGCTGTAAGGACTCACTAGATAAATTATTACCATCGTGGTGTCTAAAGGGGTAATACTGAGTAAGGCCTTCTTTTTTAGGTTCTCCGACACCAATCCCACATATTTGGTTGGTGCCAAAAGAGTTTAATCCGTTTGTTTCAACATCCACAACCAAGGTCGGTGCTACCTCTAATACCGACCTCAGCTGATTGACATTCTGTTCAAATGTTTCTTCGGTTACTGCAGCTTCTTTAGAATAAAGGTTGTTCTGAATCATCAGAAGTTGCTGCGTTCTTTGCTATATCCATAGCTGCGTCTGCGGAATTACCGTATCTCTCATAGAAATAATCTAGTAGTGGGGGTAGTTCTGCAATATCACTTTGTCTTTCTGCAGGTATCTCATCGTTTTTAGGGGTAGCTGTAATAGAATAAGAAGTCTCGTACATTCCTTGACCAGTTCTTTTTATTCTTATAACACCTTTATTTAATGCTCCCCAATCACTATAAACCTCAACTAATTGGTTCCATATATAGTCACTTCTACCAAAAGTCAAAGCAATGATACGAAAATCATTTACATCTTCTCTAAACATTTTTTTACCTGCCGGACCATCGACTTCAACCCAGTCATCGTTTCTCTTCTCTTGGTGCATTATGTTGTGAACATATGCCCAAATTGCAAATTTGTGTGATGCTCTAACATCATCAGGAACGATAGAAGTATCTACTCTCTCGTCTTTCAATAAATTTACAAACTTATTGCCTGCTCTAAAGGTGTATAGATAAATTTCTTCTAAAAAATTATCGTTGTCAGCCCCAGTAGCTAGTGATGATAAAAATACTTGGTCGCCATCTCTGAACCAAATCTCTTTACCCGGTGTAAAGGCAACGTCAGGTCTTTTAGAATCCTCACGCCCTTGTTGTATTCTTGTTATTCCACTCATGTTGTTATCTCCTTATATTAGTACTTTGCTTGTTAGTACTGAATGTAATATATCCAAATCAGTAATTTCTTGCAAGTCTTTGTATTTTTTTGGAATGTTTAAATATGATATCAAAAATCTATTGCCCATGTCAAGTGTAGCTTTTTCCATTCCCTTTTTTCCCGCCTCATCATTATCTAATGCTAGTACTAATTCTGTTGCTCGTAATGCACTTAAAAGTTCAATCTGTTTTTTAGATAAAGAGGCTCCAAGTAATGCTACAGCTGAGTACCCCTGCTGACTGAGCCACATACAATCTAAGGCCCCCTCGACTATATATAAGGTCTCTACATCTTTTAGTTTGTTTATACCAAATAAAGTCTTTGATTTAGAAAAACCCTTTGAAAATAAGTACTTTGGTACTGCCTGCGTTCGTCTTGTTATCCAACCTATAATCTCTTGAGATTGGTTCTTAGCCGGTATCATAAAATCTAGAAAATTGTTAGTTTTACAATCCCACTTTGAAATAGTATCTTTGGTGAATCCTCTTTTATATATCCAGTGTCCGTCCGGGACATCTAAGATTACTTCCGGTTTTTGATAAGGGAGTTCTTTGGAAACTTCTTTTTCCTCGTCCCCAAAGAAAAGTGGATTAATTTCAAGAGAATTAGTATCTATTTGACTACCAACCTCAAGATTAATTTCTTCCCAAGACTTGCCTGAAATCTTATGGAGAAAGCTTTTTAGACCTCCTTGACCACAACCTGCAAAACAAATCCAAGCTCCCTTATCAAGATTGATTGCACAAGACTCTTTTCTATCTTCATGAAAAGGGCAATGTATTACAATCTGTTCTTCATTTGGAATGTCCACCCCATATTTAGTTAATATAGAGTACCAATCTACCATTATCTATCCTTTTTGTTTTTTCTAAGAAATAGAACAACTTCGTTTCTATAACCATTTTCATCTGTAGCAATACCTTTTCTGATATCTCCTACAGTAATGTCAATGATTGGTCGTCCATCTCCTTTGCTTCTAGTAGATTTTACAATGATATGACTATCATCTTCACTTCCACCAAGCCAATCGAAAATTCCCATATTAAACCTCCTGTTTAAAAGTCTCCTCCCCCATCGTAATCGGGTATTTCATGTATCTCACCATTGTTGACTGACCACTCCATATAGGTTGTATCTCTCGGCAATTCACCATCCCGATATTTTTGGAATTGCACTAGTCTTTTGGTGTCGACCTGCTTTTGCATTAGCGATGAAGCATCCGCTGAATCTTTCGCTACAGCACACATAGCTATTGCTACGTCAGCAGCCCTTATCAAAGCATCTCCAAAAGCCACTTGGTCCGCCCTTGGGGGAGTAAACATATTAGAAGCATCCCGGGTAGCCTGTGTTGATACCATGATTGGAGTATTTGTTGCAGTTGCTAGGTTTTTCAATCCATAAAACAATGCATGTGATTGTTCCCAAGCAGCTTTTTTTGAATCGCTTGTAGCTACCAAATAAACCCCATCAATAACTACAAATTCAGGATTATGTTTTCTTACTAATCCTGCAATTGATTCCAAAGATATACCCATCTGACCGGAAATATGGTCACAAACGAGTAAAGATTCTGTATTAGACTCTTTTAAGTACTTCGCATAGAGTTCCTCATCTATAGGGTCTCCTCGTCTAAGAGCAGTGTGGGAGAAATTGTAGTCCATCATTTTTGCTAATACCACATCAAGTCTCATATTTATAGCAGTTTGGGGCATTTCTGTAGAAATCAAAAGAGTTCTATGTCCTGCCTTTACTGCAGTAGCTGCTGCATGAACGCATAACCATGTTTTACCAATAGTCGGTCTTGCGAAAGCTGCTATTAGTTCTCCCGGATTCCAACCCACTCCAGTGGTATTTATAGTCTTGAAACTCGTAGGTATGCCCATCAAGCCATCACCCATCTCTCGTTTCATTGTTCTCTCTCGCCACTCCTCTAATCTAGATGTATCTCCTTTATCAAAGGTTTGCACATCCTCATCATATACTATTTCAATATCTGTCAAATCCACCATCAAGTTTGTAATGGCTTTTTTTGGATTTTCATTAATTAAATTTACTTGCTTATTAACAGCATTACGCAAAGTCCTTTGTAATACGTGGCCCTTAAATTCTTCAACTGCATATTCAAAATTAACGCTGTTAGCCTTGATGTCCAAATTAGGAAACTTTTCGACAATAGCTTCCGGAGTTGCGAACACTCCATACTTATCAAAATGTTTAATAATCCAATTATATGCTTTACCATGTGCCGCAAAATCTTTTTCTGTATGCTTAAACGTACGTAGTTTAATTTTATCATCAAGGTTTAAGATTATAGCGGATTCAATATAATCATAACTAGCCATCTGTTTCTCCTGTAGTGCTATATAACACTCTATTATTATTAGAATATATATAGTATACTACATCAGACGTATCAAGGTTGTCAATCTCTGCTTTGGCTTTTTCAAAATCTGCATAATACCCTACAGTCCAGAAATCTTTTAGGTCAGCAGATGATGCAATTACCCTAAACTCTTGCTCCTCCACTACGCCCCTTTTTTGGCTTTGTGGTTTTCTTATTAGCCCTCTTTCTCGCCTTGTTACCCGCCTTCGCATTGGCCCACTCCTTTAGTTCTTTAAGTATAATTTTTCTTTGAGCTCTCTGGGTAGCAGATGGAAACCATACTGCATCTAAAATTAAGAATCTTTTCCAGAGTTTTTTTATTTTTGAATCTCCCCACCTAGTAACTGAATAATAAATAATTGGATTGTGAGGGGTTATATAATACTCAATACCTGCTACAAAATAAGGTACATTTACATTATGGTCATTATTTATAATGCAATTAAGAACTGCTGCAGCTACAGGTGCTGACCCCTGCTCATCAATTAGATTTCTAAGTAAATGCATTTCATTACCTATAAATCCTGCTCCAGAATATTCTTTGTTGTGTTTTTCTTTATATAAATTACCGAATAGTTCGTAAATGTCTCTAGCATTTAATTCATTAAAATTCATCAGTCTCTGTTAGTAAATCTGTAAATTTCTCTCGTATAGAGTGACGTACTTTATAAGAAGACTCACCAAGTTTCTTTGTAATCTCATCCATAGTAAGTCCTTGTAGTTTGTACATTACAAATTCTTTCTCCTTGTCTTGCAGTTTCGGGTCCCCATTTTTATCATTTGTAT